AACAATTTTAGATTTAAATTATTATTATAAAAAAATATTATGATAATTTTAAAAGAACAAGAAACTGCACAAACTTTTAGCTTTATTCCTCGTGAATTAAAAGCTACTACTATTGTTTTAAGAAATGAAACAACAGGTGTAGAAACAACTATAGCTGCTGAATTCTTTTTATCAGATTATTATTTAACAACAACAACTATTTTTGATTTAAAAGAAAATACATTTTACAATCTTACAATTAAAAACGGAAATAATATAGTTTATAAAGATAAAGTTTTTTGTACGAATCAAGAAACAAGTACATATACAGTTAATCAAAATCAATATGTGGCAAACACCACAAACAACGAATTTGTAATTTATGAGTGATATATCAATAGTTAATTTAAGTGCTTATACAAGTCCTCAAATTCAAGAAAACAAAAAAGATAGTTATATAGAATATGGAAGTGATAATAATTATTTCCAATATTTAATAGATAGATACCTTTATAGTGCTACAAATGGTGCAATTATTACAGGTGTTGCTAATATGATTTATGGTAAAGGATTAGACGCTTTAGATTCTAATAGAAAGCCTAATGAATATGCACAATTTAAATCTATTGTTAAAGATTCAGATATTAAAAAAGTAGCTTTAGAAAGAAAGTTATTAGGAATGGCTGCAATGCAGGTTGTAATGGAGAAGAAACAAGTTAAACAAGTTCTTCATTTTCCAATGCAAACTTTAAGAGCAGGTAAATGTAACGATAAAGGACAGATTGAAACTTGGTATTATCATCCTGATTGGACAAAAAAGAAGCCATCAGAAGAAGCTAAACGCATTCCTGCATTTGGATTTGGAAATGGAAATGAAGTTGAAATATATATTATAAAACCTTATGTAAGTGGATTTGATTATTATGCACCAATCGATTATAGTGGTTCATTACCTTATGCTTTATTGGAAGAAAATATTGCTGATTATCAAATTAATGATTGTCAAAACGGATTTTCAGGAACAAAAGTAATAAATTTCAATAATGGTATTCCTTCAGAAGAAATGAGGGATAAAATGAAACGTGATGTACTTGGTAAATTAACAGGTGCAAGAGGTGAAAAAGTAATTGTAGCTTTTAATGCAAATGCAGAATCTAAAACAACAGTTGAAGATTTACCTTTAAATGATGCTCCTGCACATTATGAATATTTAAGTAGAGAATGTTTTGAAAAGTTAATTGTAGGGCATAGAGTTACAAGTCCTATGTTATTAGGAATTAGAACAGGAGATGGTGGATTAGGTAACAATGCAGATGAAATAAAGACTGCTACGCTATTATTTGATAATATAGTAATAAAACCATATCAATTAGAAATTATTGAAGCATTAAACGATATTTTAGCTATTAATAATATATCTTTAAAACTATACTTTAAAACAATACAGCCTTTAGAGTTTGTAGATACTACAGGAATGAATGCTGAAACTACTGAAGAAGAAACAGGTGTTAAAATGTGTTCACATAATTTATCAAGTGAAAGTATCGCTGATGCATTAATTGAAAAAGGTGAAGAATTAGGTGAAGAATGGTTAATGATTGATGAAACAGAAGTTGATTACGATACAGAAGATGAATTAGATTTAGAAATAGAAACAATAAATTCTAAAAAACAAAGTACACTATCTAAAATATGGCAATTTGCAACTACAGGTGTTGCAAGACCAACTAATAAATCTGAACAAGATAAAGTAGTTGATGGTGTAAACTTCATTACAAGATATGTTTATAGTGGTAATTTAACAGGGCAAAGAGAATTTTGCAATAAAATGATACGTGCTAATAAAGTTTATAGAAAAGAAGATATTATTTCTATGGGTGGGCAAGTTGTAAATGCAGGTTTTGGTGTTAAAGGTGCTGATACATATTCTATTTGGCTTTATAAAGGTGGTGCAAGATGTGAACATAAATGGTTGCGTAGAACATACGCTAATTTAGATGGAGTAAAAATTGACCCTACAAGTCCTAAAGCAAAACCATTAAGTAATGCAATAGCTGAAAAATATGGATATAGAATTAGAAATGAAAAAGAAGTTTCTATGAAGCCAAGTGATATGCCTACAAAAGGTTACACACAAGAGTATTGGGATAAAATGGGATATACAAACTAATTAAGATATGGCACAAGGATTATTTATAAGCACAAACGATATAGTTAAATTTACTAATTTAAATGGTAATTTAGACCCTGATATTTATACACAATATATTTATCAAGCACAGCAATTACACATTCAAAACTATTTAGGAACTAAACTATACGACAAAATTAACGATGGAATTGTAGCAGGTAATTTAGCAAGTCCTTATACAACGCTTTTAAGCAAATATATTAAGCCTATGGTAATACATTGGGCAATGGTGGAGTTTTTGCCTTATGCAGCTTATAAAGTATCAAATAAAGGAGTATTTAAACATAATTCAGAAAATAGTACTACAGTAGAAAAAACTGAAATAGATTTCTTAATTGAAAAAGAAAGAGATGTAGCACAATCTTATACAAATAGATTTATTGATTATATGAGTTTTAATCAAACTTTATTTCCTGAATATTATCTAAATTCAAATGCAGATGTTTATCCGGATAAAGACGCAAATTTTACAGGATGGGTACTATAAAAGAAACATACAAGCCGAAAGAAACTAACGTACAAAAGTTAGAGATATTTTTAAACAAATTAAATAAAGACAAATAATGGCTTTAGATTTTACACATATAAAAGGCGATACATTCGAAGAAGTTAATTTTGCTATGATTCTTAATTCAGCAGTTTTGAACTTAACAGGTTGTACATTAAGAATGCAATTAAGAAAAGAATATGGTGGTGTAATATTTTTATCTTTAACTTCGGTTGCAAGTGCAGGAATAACTATTACAAATGCTTCAGGTGGTTTATTTAAAATAAATAGACAAATTATAAATATAGATGCAGGTAATTATATCTATGATATTGAACTTATAAAAGCAGATGGTACGGTTAAAACTTATATAAACGGGAACTTTGTAATAACTAATGATGTAACACGATAATGGCAAACGATATAATAGATATTAATGTTTACGAAACAAATGATTCGGTTGCAATTACAGTACAACCGAATTTAACAACTGTAAACATAACACAAATTAATGCAGGAAATGGTAATGTACCTGTAGGTGGAACAGCAGGTCAAGTTTTAGCAAAAATTGATAGTGCTAATTTTAACACACAATGGGTTAATCAATCAGGTGGTGGTGGTGGAATATCAGATGCTCCAAACGATGCTAATGCTTATGTAAGAAGTGCTTTATCTTGGGTTATAGGTTATACAAAATCAGCTATTGATACTTTATTAGGTAACAAAGTAGATAAAGTTACAGGTAAAGGATTAAGCACAGAAGATTATACAAGTACAGAAAAGAGTAAATTAGCAGGAATAGAAGCAGGTGCAGAAGTAAATGTTAATGCTGATTGGAATGCTACAAGTGGAGATGCTCAAATATTAAATAAACCTACTATACCAACTGCTACAAGTGATATAACTAACGATGGTGCTGATGGTGTAAATCCATTTATAACTGCTTTAGATATTCCAACTGCAGGACAAGCAGGAACAATAGTTAGAGAAGTTAAAAATATGACAGGTGCTACTTTAACAAAAGGTACGGTTGTTTATATTAGTGGTGCAAATGGAAGTAAAGCGTTGGTATCAAAAGCACTTGCTACAACAGATGCTTTAAGTGCAAGAACATTCGGATTACTACAATCTAACATTTTAAATAATGGTTTAGGATATTGTGTTATAATTGGGGATTTATCAGGATTAGATACTTCATCATTTGCAGAGGGTGACCAATTATATTTAAGTGGAGTTACTGCAGGAACTTATACTGCATCAAAAGTATTAGCACCTACACATTTAGTTTACGTTGGTAAAGTTACAAGAGTACACGCAACACAAGGTCAAATTGAAGTAGGTATTCAAAACGGTTATGAATTAGAAGAAATTCACGATTGCCAAATAATAACACCTACAAATAATCAATTATTAGTATATGAATCTGCAAGTGATTTATGGAAGAATAAAACAATAGGAATACAGCAAATTCTTGATAATGGTAACACAACAGAAACAGGTGTAACTTTTAATCCACCTTCTGAAAGTTCAGCAATACAAATAAATTTAGCAAATGATAGTTCAAATGCGATAGGTATTCAAACTGATTCAACTTTATCTTTAGTAAATGCTATTTCAATTGCTAATGAAAATGAAGAAATTTTTAATGTAGATAATATAGGTAATGTAACAGCAAAATCAATAATAAAAGATGGAGGTACATCTTCTCAATTTTTAATGGCTGATGGCTCTGTTTCAAGTGGTGGTACACCACCTATTAATGCTTATTCATTTTTAGCAAATAACACAAATGCAAGTGCTACACCTACTGAACAAACTTTTGAAAATTTAACAAATCAAACTTATTCAGGTGCTATTGTTTGGACAGGTGGTTCTGCTCCAAGTGGAACAACAGAACATACATATTCACTATCGCAAATTGGTAATTTAGTAACACTAATTATAAATTTATCTTATGGAACTGCAGGAGGTGCTACTTTAACATCGGTTGCTTGTGAGTTACCATCTACTGCACCAACTCCATCATTACCAACATCTGTTTCATCAGTTGGGGAAGTTATAAATTATGGAAGTGGTTTAATTAGTGCGTTAAAAACAGCTAACACAGTATTTAATTCAGTTGCTTTAAGAATAAAATCAACAGGTGTTTATGAAGTTGCAGTAACAAGAACAGTAGGTGTAGCAGCAAAACAAGCATATATAACAATTCAATATTTTGTATAAAATGAGACACATCAGACAAATTAATTCAGTAGGTACAGATAGTTATACTATCGTAATAGCTGAAGAACCATTAGAGTTACATCCATCAATAGTTAATCATCCTGATTTATTTGAGATTTCAGAAGATGAAATACCTGAAAAACACCAATATTTACAATATGAATAATTTAGATAAAATACTAAACAAAGTTATTTCATAGAAAATTAATGGTATTTTTAATTGCTTGTTGTGGTTTATTTGCAGGTGATTTAACATCAGAAGATTGGGTAGTAATAGCTACAGCTTATGTAAGCATACAAGGATTTACGGATATAGTTAAAATATTTAAGAGTTAAAATGGAATATCAGGACAAAGAAAGATTAGACAGAATGGAGCAACACCTTCGTTTAATAAAAGAAGATTTACAGCACATATCAGGTGCTTTAGTAGGTTCTAAAGTAAATGGTGGTAAAGGTGTTATTTCTGATATAGATACTATTAGACACGATATAGAATTTTTAAAACAAAAATTAGATGGTATTGAATTGGATATGGCTAAAAAATCAGTTTATATAGGTCAGTTAAAATTTGTAGCAGGAGTATTAACTGCAGGATTAGTAGGAACAATAATTAAACTTTTATCAAAATGAAAT